CATTCTAACTAATACGGATTGCGTTCAAGCTGCCAAGCGGCTCAAGGGGGACTATTGGAAGAACAAGTCAGGCGGGATCTCATGGGTCTACGGCGTTCCGCGGGGCGGCATCCCCGTTGCCTACTTGGTCGATCCCGAGCACGTCGTGGAGAAGCCAGAGGAGGCTACCTTGATTGTAGATGATATCACGGACAGTGGGCGGACCCGCGACCGTTATGTGAAGGACTTCCCCGACGCTGAATTCATGTCGCTCGCGGACTATCTCGAGCCCAAACGGGTCCCAGGGCAATGGATAGTTTTTCCTTGGGAGCAGGGCGAGCAGGGGCAAGACGCTTCTGCTGACGACATTGTCGTGCGGCTCTTGCAATACATTGGCGAGGACCCTAACCGGAATGGATTGCTCGATACTCCCCAGCGGGTTCTCAAGTCTTGGAAGGAACTCACCTCCGGTTACAGCCAGGACCCGGGCAGCATCTTGGAAAAGAGCTTTGACATTCACCGCTACGACCAAATCATTGCTTGTTCGTGGATTGAATTCTATTCGTTGTGCGAACATCACCTCTTGCCCTTCCACGGGTATGCTCACGTCGGTTACATTCCTGCGGCGGGCGACATCCACAACATACCCAAAGTGGTGGGCCTCTCCAAGCTTGCCCGTTTGGTGGAATGCTATGCCCGCCGGCTGCAAGTCCAGGAGCGGATGACTGAAGACATTGCCCACGCCCTCGAAGAACATTTGCTCCCACGCGGAGTCGCCGTGGTCATCCAAGCAAAACATTTGTGCATGGCCTGTCGGGGAGTGGAGAAACATAAGTCCGTGATGGTAACTAGCTCGATGCGGGGAGCCTTCCGGGAAGTAGGGCCCGCCCGCGCCGAGTTCTTCCAGCTGATCGACCTAGCATATCATTCCAATGGCAAGTGAACCCGTCACTCCGCTCTTGGGCTCCGAATCTGTCTTTATGGATTCGGGCGCCTTTTCCCTTTACGCCATTAACGTCGGCAAGAGCCAAGGGCAAGCTGGCCGGGAAGGTTATGCTGAAGTCTCAGCAAAGCGGCGGGGCGGGGAGAAGCTAGACAAGGCCCAATTACGTTGGGGTGCGGGTGACTATTCCTACTTTAACCTAGCGAAGGGTTCTGAATTCCGCCGCTACTGCGACAAGTATGCGAGCTTCATACGGAGGTTTGAAGGACGGGATATTACCTTCGCCACAGTAGACGCCATCCGGCACCCAGAACTCTCTTGGACCGTGCAGAAGTATTTTGAGGAGGAGCATGGGCTCTATCCGGTCCCCGTTGTCCACGGCGGAACACCTCTCCGCTATTTGCATCGTTACTTAGAGGAGCCCAAGAAATATCCTATGGTGGGCCTAGGCGGGCTGGCAGGTGGCATGCGTCCCTTTATCGAATGGGTGGACGCGGCCTTCTACGATATCTGCCCACAGTCCAATAAGTATCTCCCCATCGTGAAGGTTCATGGCTTTGCGGTGACCTCCTGGGAATACATGATCCGCTGGCCTTGGTGGAGTGTAGATTCAACTAGCTGGATTAAGTATGCGGCTTACGGCTGGATTCTGGTCCCGCCCTGGGGCGAGGGAAAGTTTCGATACGATCTTCCGCCGCTGCAACTCAACATGAGCCGCAAGCCCACTCCCCGCATGCATCGTTCCTTGCGGGCCAAGGGCAAGAGTCCCCGGCAGCAAAAGGACAACCACTATGACAATACCTCTAATCTAGTGCAGGAGCAGACGGACCGATGGATCGCCCACTTGAAAATTCCCATGGGCGCCTTTGCGGAGGACGAGATTATAGAAGATGGAGTTAGTTCCTCCTTCCGCTCCCGGGCTATTGTAAATCTGCACTACTTCAAAAACTTGGAGGAGTCTATGCCACTCTGGCCCGTCCCGCTCAATCGGGAATTGATCCGGCAGCATTCTGTTTTATACCATCGAGGGTTTGGCTTGTGAGAATATACTTTAGCGGAATGCATGCGCCGGCGGACAAGCCGGAGACATTGATTCCGGAACGGCGGCCCGCAGTGATGTTGACGTTTTTCGAATTGCAATCTGTAGCTAAGGAAGGCTGCAAGCGCGGCAAACAGAACAAGACACGGGAAAGATTCAGAGCCCTGTTATCACAATGAGAATATACTTTAGCGGCGGCGGCGGAGTGTCGGACGTTCCCGAGGCGTTGGTGCCCGAACGCAAGCCGCATATCATGCTGACGTTTTTTACTATTGACGAGAACCGGACGCGGGACCGGCTGAAAGCACATCTATCACAGAAATCCACTTATGAGAATAAAAAGAGAAGACTTCCTAAAGGACCTGGAGCTGGTTAAAGCGGGCTTGTCCCCACGCGAGTTCATTGAGCAAAGCTCTTGCTTCGTATTTCAGAAGGGGCAGGTAATGACCTTCAACGATGAAGTCGCTTGCCGCAAGCCCATCAAAGTTACCCTCACCGGAGCCGTCCAAGCCCAGAGTTTGCTCGACATCCTCGCCAAGCTAGACGACAAGGAGTTGACTGTGGAGGAAAACGAGAAGGGCGAGCTAGAGTTCCGTGGAGAGAAAAAAGCTTTCGGGATTACCCGGGACGCGGAAATCTTCCTGCCTATTGACCGGGTAGAAATTCCCGAACGCTGGCACCCCTTGCCCACCGAGTTCTTGGAAGCCATCCGGCTCGTCCAACATTGCGTCAGCACCGACGAGTCCAAGTTCCTGCTCACCTGCATTCATTTGCATCCGGACTATATTGAAGCCTGTGATAATCACCAACTCATGCGCTGCACAATGCGGAGCGGGCTGAAGAGTTCCGTGCTCGTCCGAGGAGCCTCCCTCAATCAAGTCGTAACGCTAGGCATGAGCGAGGTCGCCCGCACCAAATCCTGGATTCACTTTAAGAACGAGGACGACCTCATCTTCTCCTGCCGGATTTACACCGAGGAATTTCCTTCCTTCGATGCGGCCCTCGCCGTGGAAGGCAATCCTATTGTGCTTCCCAAAGGACTAATAGAAGCGAGCGACCGGGCCGCCGTGTTCGCCTCCGACAAGGCAGGCGACCCGCTAGTGGCAGTCACCCTTAAGACGGGAGCCCTACGCATCACTGGGGAAGGACTCTCCGGGTGGTATAAGGAGATCAAGAGTGTGGACTACAAAGGCCCGCAGCTAGATTTCTTAATCGCTCCGGAATTGCTGAAGCATATCACCGACAAATATTCGGACGCCGTTATCAACAAGGAGAAGCTCAAGGCCAGCGGAGGCAAGTGGATTTATATCACTGTTCTGGGCCCGCCGGAGGCTCCCGGCGCTAACAACGGGGAAGAGGACGAGGACTCTCGCCCGGCTAAGAAAGGAAAAGCACGCCGGCAGCGGGAGGAGGAGGACTGATGCCTGAGAAGTCTTTCCATATTAAATTTGACATTAAGGATAAAGTGCTCATCAAGGAAATACAAAGGCCAGGAACAGTCGACGCAGTCACCCTCGATTACTTGGGCATTCAATATCGGGTGGCTTACTGGGACAATAGCGACCGCCACTCCGTATGGTTACCTGAAGACGAGTTGACAGCTCGATGAAAGGCTTCTTCCCATCTTCCGAAGTGCAACGGGAGCAACCCGGAACTCTGTTGCCCAAATGCGGCTCCTGCGGACTCTTCAAGCATTGCGAGAGCCCTAAGATGAAACCCTACGGGAAGGGCGGCCAAGAGGTGCTAGTCGTTGGGGAGGCGCCCGGGCAAACGGAAGATGAAATGGGGAGGCCATTCATTGGCAAAGCCGGCCAGTTCTTGCGCTCGTGTTTGGACTCCGCAGAGATTGACTTAGACAAGGACGCCTGGACCACCAACGCTCTGATCTGCCGTCCGCCGGGCAACAAGACCCCTGACGAAAAACAGATTGGATATTGCCGGCCCAACCTACTGAACGCTATAGAGCATTACCAACCCCGGGTGGTGCTCACCCTCGGGCGGGCCGCGTTGGCGAGCACCTTAGCCCCTTACTGGAATGATATAGGCCCTTTGGAGCGGTGGGTGGGATGGACGATCCCGATAGAGAGCCACTGGATCTGTCCCACGTATCATCCCAGTTACTTGCTGCGAATGAAGAACCCGCTAATGGACCGAACTTTCAAGGACCATTTGCGGCAGGCCTTTGAGATTAATCGGGACCCACCCGCCGCGTTTGACTTCGAACAAGCAATTGAAATCCTATATGACGAACAGGAAATTTATGAGGCAATTCGTGCTATCAATTTCATGGGAGGATGGGCGGCGGTGGATTATGAATGCAACTGCCTCAAACCAGAATATCCCGGAGCCCGAATCGTCTCCTGCTCCATCTCCAACGGCCAGCGGACTATCTCTTATCCCTGGGTCGGCAAGGCTATCACTGCCACCGATATGTTCCTCCAGTCCATCGGAACTACCAAGATCGCTTCCAACCTCAAGTTCGAGGAACGGTGGACGCTGAAGACGTTTGGGCGGGGAGTGGTCGACTGGGGTTGGGATACAATGCTCGCAGCCCACTGTTTGGATAACCGCCCGGGCATCTGCTCCCTCAAGTTCCAGTCTTTAGTGAAGCTCGGTGTTCCAACCTACAATGACAATATTGAACCCTACCTCTCCAGCGCCCGCGGCAGCCATCTAAACCGCATTGAGGATATCGAATTGAAATCGCTTCTCTTCTACGGCGGGATGGACGCTTTGCTAGAACATAGGCTTGCCATGCGCCAGCGGAAAGAGATGGGTTATGAAGATTGAACCTCTTAGGATGGAGGGATACGAGCTGCTTCATGACGGCGCGATTGCCTTGGCGCAGATCGAAGCCAACGGAATCCGCATCGACACCGACCGGCTCGCTGCCACCCAAGTAAAACTAACTGATAAGATTCGCAAGCTGCGGCAAGAATTAGAAACCTCCGAACTGTGGAAGGTGTGGCGCCGGCGCTTTGCTGCCCGGGCGAGCTTAACCTCCCGCGATCAGCTCGCTACCGTGTTGCATGATGAATTAGGTTTCCAAGTGGGTGAACTAACCGTAGGTGGAAAACCATCTACGGACGAGGAAGCCCTGCAAAAGATAGATCATCCTGACGTCCGCACCTTCTGCCGGCTAGCCAAATACGAGAAAGCCCTGGGGACATTTATCAAAGGGATTGAAAGGGAAGTGGTAGGAGACCGGCTCCACCCCGTCTACAACTTGCACTTGGCCCGCACCTATCGTTCCTCCAGCGACTCACCCAACTTCCAAAACTTCCCCGTCCGGGACAAAGAGATATCAAAAATCATCCGCAGCTTGTTCATTCCTTCCCTCGGCTGCGTCCTGGTGGAGAATGACTTTAAGGGGATAGAAGTCGCCCTGTCCGCAGCGTATCACCACGATCCCGTCTTCATTGATTACATCACGACCCCGGGCAAGGATATGCACCGGGACATGGCGGCCCAACTCTACTTGTTAGAGCCGGAGCAGGTAGATAAAGACATCCGTTACGGAGCCAAAAACAAGTTCGTATTCCCCCAGTTCTACGGAGACTTTTATGTCTCTTGTGCCCGCTCGCTGTGGGAGTGGATGCGGCAGGGAAAGCTTATGGGACCGGACGGAAAGCCGCTGAGAGAGCACTTAAAGCAACAAGGAATAGAGCGTCTGGGCGCTTGCGACCCTGAGGAGGAGCCTTTGCCTCATTCTTTTGAGAAGCATGTTCGGGCCGTGGAGGATGACTTCTGGAACAATCGATTCAAAGTGTATGGGCGTTGGCGCAAGGCTTGGTTCAGGAATTATCAAGACAAAGGTTATTTCGATCTCCTAACGGGCTTCCGGGTCCAAGGAGTCTTTGCCCGCAACGCCGTCACCAACTATCCCATCCAGGGCTCCGCGTTCCACTGCCTGCTCTGGTCGCTAATCGAAATCAACCGCATCCTCGCCAAGCGTGGCATGCAGAGCAAACTCGTCGGGCAGATTCACGATAGCTTGCTCGGAGATGTTAGAGTGGAGGAGCTGAGCGATTACCTCTCCATCGTAGAGGCAGTGACGATGACATACCTCCCCCGGCACTGGAGTTGGTTGAACGTTCCACCACAAATTGAGTATGAGATGTGTTCGCTGGGTGGAAACTGGTTCCACAAACAAGAGTTCCGATTTAAGCAAGGGCGGTTTATTCACCCGGAGAAGGCGAACAAGTCCACGACGGATTCCCGGCGCTTTGTCCAAGCTTTAGGAAAGGCATCTAAATGAATGAAGAACTATATAAGAAATTCAGACCCCGCAGTCTCAAAGTAATCGAAGGGCAGGCGGGAGCCGTAGCCTCCATTTCCAAGATGATGGAGAAGGGTCAGGTCCCTCATGCCGTCCTACTCACTGGCCCTAGCGGCTGCGGCAAGACTACGATTGCCCGCATCCTAAAACAGCACTTGGAATGTGGCGATAACGACTTCATGGAATTAAATTGTGCTGACTTCCGAGGCATCGACATGGTGCGGGACGTGCGGCGGAACATGATGTTCGCTCCCATTACCGGCAAGGTCCGCATGTGGCTCATTGACGAAGCACATCGGCTCACCGGTGAAGCCCAGGACGCCTTCCTTAAAATGCTGGAGGATACGCCCGACCATGTTTACTTCGTGCTCTGCACTACGAACCCGCAGAAGCTAATCAAAACCATCCACACCCGCTGCTCGGAAGTGAAGCTCTCCGCTTTGGATGCGCCGGCCCTGCAACGATGCCTCCAGCGGGTTATTACCAAGGCCGCGCTGACTGTGGAAGAACAAGTGATTGAGGAAATCATAGAAGCTGCGGATGGTTCGGCGCGGAAGGCATTAGTTATCCTAGAACAAGTGGCGAGCTTGGAAGGAGCGGAGGCTCAGCTAAAAGCTATCCAAACAACGACCTTCAACAAGGACACGGCGGTCGACTTAGCCCGCGAGCTAATGTTTCCTAAACTGGGCTGGGTCCACGTAGCTAAGCTCTTGCGGTCCCTGCAAGACCAGGACGTAGAAGGGATTCGGTATTGCATCCTGGGCTATGCCCGCTCTTGCATGATAGGCAAGGACGACAAGCCACCCAACATTAAGCTAGGCGCCCGGGCCTTTAAGATCATCGACATCTTCTCGCGGGCGTTCTACGACAGCAAGCAGGCCGGCCTCGCTGCGGCTTGCTGGGAGGTAACAAACTCGTGAACCCGATTCCTTTTGGCGAGCGGCGTTCACTCCTGCAAGACTGGGTTCATAATCTCACCTTCATGCAACAGGGTGTTCTTGTTGCCGCCGTGCGTGGGCCCGATGGATTGCGGAAGGAACACCCGTCCAAACTTCTGTGTCGGTGGTTGCGTCGCAGCTTCATGTTCAGTGCCTTCGATCGCCGACCCTTCGACAATCCTTGGGAGTTGGGAGGAGGGAGCTTCACGGGTCCCAGCTGCTTTCCCGAAGGAGATCATCCTTGGGAGAAGCCGATGGATATGGCGGTGAAAGAATATTTAAGCCTCGTGGACGAGATACCCCACCACTTTCAACTGCACTTCATGCATGCGGCCGAGATACTAGGCTACAAACATGACAATCTCCGTATCCGTAAATGGTGGGCCAAAACTTATCGTCAATTAGTGAACGATGCCCACCTCTTTCCTGAGAGCGAGGCGCAAATGGATCGGAGGCTGGGCGACTTCGAAGAGCACTGGCGGGAACGGGAAGAAGTAATCGCCCAGGGCCCGCAGGAGAGATAATACACATATGAACAAAGTCAAAGCAGAATCCGTTGTAAACATAGACGAAAACAATCTAGGCCGGGAGTGCGTGAAGCTGCCCACCGATTATATTCAAGCCGCCTTCCAGTCTTGCGAAGCGAAGAAGGACGTGGCGGAGGCCAGGGCTGAGCTCTCTGTAATCGAAGCGGACCTCGCTAAGGAAATCCGCAGCGACCCCGCGGCCTTCGGCATCGAAAAGATAACCGAGGCTGCCATCAACGCCGCTGTCATTACCCACAAGGATTACCAGCAAGCCAAGGGGCAGCTCTTAGAAGGTGAATACAATGCTGACTTGGCCCAAGCCCTCGTGTGGGCCCTGGAGCATAAGAAGCGGGCGTTGACCTTGCTGGTGGACTTGCACGGCATGAGTTACTTCTCCACCCCTAAGACTACCGAGGCCGGGCGGGAAGCTTTGGACCGCATGAACCAACGGAAGGTGAGAAGGGTCCGGGAGGACGAATGACTCTAATCGAAGTCATTGTATTAGCTTTGTTCGGTGTGATCCTACTTCCAATCTTGTCCTACCTGATTGTGAAATTTGGGGTAGCGGGTTACTTCCGAGCTAAACAAAGAGAGATCAATAAACAAAAACAAAAGGCACATCAACATGAGTAGGTCACAACGAGAAGAAAGAGGAGAGCGGCGATCATCCGCTAGAGAGTGGGCGGAGAAACAGTCGCTGGGATATCAAGCCCAGTATCTCTCCTTGCCCAAAGGCGTAAAACTGTTCAAGCCCAAAGCGGGCCTGATGTTACTCGACATCATTCCCTTTATTGCAGGCAAGGGCAATCCCTGGGCGGAAGAAGGAGTGGAGTGGTGGGAACGGACCTACTGGGTTCATCGGGGTATCGGAGCCAACAACGAAAGCTATCTGTGCCCGCGTAAGAGCAGCAAGGGACGTTGCCCGATCTGCGAGCACCGAATCGCACTAGTGCGGAAATCAGGCGAGGACGACGACGCGGAGGAGTCCATCAAGGCGCTGGCCCCCAAGCAAAGGCAGTTGTTCAACATCATCAATCGCAAGGAGCCGGACAAAGGAATCCAGTTGTTCGATATCTCCTACCACCTATTTGGGGAAACACTTACCAAACGCCTTATCAGTGCAGACGAGGATGACAACTGGGATAATTTCTGGATGTTGGACGACGGGCTAACCCTTAAGGTGGCTTTCTCCGACGACAGCTATGCCGGGAGAAGTTTCGTCCGGGCGGATACTATCGACTTCAAGCCACGCCCGGAGCAATACGACGCGGAGGAGATGCTAAAAGAGGCGTCCTGCTTGGATGACTGTTTGGTGGAATTGGAATACCCCGAGCTCAAAAAGATCTACTTCGAGATGGCGGGGGAAGAGGACGACGAAGACAAGCCCAAGAAGAAGCACCACGCCGAGTCCGAAGACGAAGATGAACCGCCACGCCGCAAGGGCCGGCATGTCGTAGAGGAGGAGGAGGAGTCCGCTCCTAAGAAGCGGCGTCCAGTAGAGGACGAAGACGAAGACAAGCCACCCAAGAAGAAACCCGCAGATGATGATGACTGGGATGACTTTGATGACAAGCCCTCGAAGAAGAAACCCGCTGCGGAGGAGGAGCCCGCTCCTAAGAAGCGTCGCCCGGTAGAGGACGAAGACGACGAGCCCGCTCCTAAGAAGCGGCGTCAAGAAGAGCCGGAAGAGGACGAGCCCAAGAAGAAGAAGCCGGCAGCGGATGATGACTGGGATGACTTCGATGATGATAAGCCTTCGAAGAAGAAGTCGGTAGAAGAAGAAGACGAACCGCCTCGGAAGAAACGCCGGGCGGAGCAGGAGGAACTGGACTTGGAGCCTCCCCGGAAAAAGCGCCACGCCGAACCTGAGGAAGAGGACGAGCCCGCTCCCCGGAAGAAACGCCGGCAGGAAGAGGAGGACTAAACAAGATCATGGACCCTAAAGCCATCAAACAATCACTGACTGCCAAACGGCCGAAGGTCCTTCTGTCGAAGGAGAGTGCTCTTAGCAGTGGGAGCACTCTCCTTAATCTAGCCTGCACCGACCATCCGTCCTACGCTTTCATGAAGGGCGGTTACTACTATTTGGTCGGGGATAGCATGTCCGGGAAAACTTGGACGAGTCTTTCGTGCTTTGCGGAGGCTTGTATTAATCCCGCCTTCAAGAACCACCGGCTTGTCTTTGACGACGTGGAAGGCGGAGCCTTAATGGATATGGAATATTATTTTGGCAAAGAGGTTGCCCGCCGGATGGAGCCGCGCGAGTCCAACACTATTGAAAGCTTTTACACCTCGCTCAATAAACTGATCAAAG